AACTATATGCTGAACATCATCTCTGATTTCATTAAAAGTATTTTACCTGCAAAGCGTAAAACAACTCCTAGCGGTTGGATTAGCTTTAATGCACCTTGCTGTATACACAACGGTGACTCAGCAGATACTAGAGGTCGTGGTGGCTTAACTGCTAACGCAGATGGTAGCGTGTCATATCACTGTTTTAACTGTAACTTCAAAGCATCGTATCAACCGGGTAGACATTTAACATTTAAGTTTCGTAAACTATTATCCTGGATGGGTGCAGGTGATAGCGATGTTAAACGATTGGTAATTGAAGCTATTCGTATCAAAGACCTAGTAGCACCAGAGCAGGTTAAAGACGAACCAGAAGAAAAGATTGAGTTTAAGGTTCGTGAACTACCCAAAGATGCGCTTAGTTTTCAACAGCTACTTACACATCACATATTAGATGACTTTAATAATGTTCCTACACTGCTAAATTCAGCAGTTGACTACATCAAGGCTCGTAAGATTGATCATACCAAGTATGACTTTTATTGGACTGACAGTACAGAACACAGCCTACATCAGCGTGTGATCATTCCTATGATTTGGGAAGGTAACACCATTGGTTATACTAGTCGTGCATTTACTGATGGAGTCAAACCCAAGTACTACAGTCACTATGAGCCTAACTTTGTGTTTAATACCAATAATCAAAAACGCGACAGTAAGTTTGTTATTGTCTGTGAAGGACCGTTTGATGCTATGGCCGTAGATGGTGTAGCAGTACTGGGTAATGAAGTTGCAGAACAACAAGCAGACATTATTGACGCACTGGGACGTGAAGTTATAGTAGTCGCCGACGCAGATAAGAGTGGTGTTAAACTTGTTGATGCGGCTGTTAAGTATGGTTGGAGTGTTAGCTTTCCAGTTTGGCAAGAAGACGCTGACTGTAAAGATATCAGTGACGCAGTAGTTAAGTACGGTAAACTGTTTGTGCTTAAAAGTATTATTGATAGTAAAGAATCAAGTAAGTTGAAAATTGAATTATTGCGTAAGAGAAGATATGCTTAATCAGATCGCAGGATTTCATATCGAGCCAACAAACATGTGTACATTAAAGTGTCCACGATGCGCACGTACAAACTTTATTGAGCGATTCCCTTCGCAGTGGACCAATAAAAATTTAAATCTAACACATTTAAAACAATTCTTAGATATCGACCTTACAAATAAAGACATAGCTCTTTGTGGTAATTATGGAGACCCTATATATTATCCACAGTTGTTTGAGATGATTGCATATTTTAAAGGTGCAGGTGCAAATGTTACGATATCTACCAATGGCAGTTATAAATCCTGGGATTGGTGGCGACAGCTAGCTGATCTAATAGACTATAAAGATACAGTGGTATTCGGAATTGACGGCATACCTGATAACTTTACCCAATATAGAATTAATGCAGATTGGCCTTCTATTAAACTTGGCATAGAAGTATTAACAAAAACTGACATTAAGACTGTATGGCAATACATACCATTTTCATTCAATGAAGATACTATCGAGTCTGCTCGGCAATTATCTCAAACTATGGGAGTCGATGAATTTTTAATATTACCTAGCGATCGATGGGACGAAAACGATAACTTACAATCAACTAACTATGCCGGGGATAGAACCACAGCAATAGTCACATGGAAGAATACACCAGCACAGGATCGAGTTAGTGATGTTGATGCTAAATGTAAAAATTTAAACAATCAACATTACATATCGGCCGACGGCTATTACATGCCCTGTTGTTTTGTAGGAGATCATAGATTCTACTACAAGAGTGAATTTTATAAGAATCGATCGAAATACAATATAAGTACTACTACCATTAGCGAAATATTAGCATCAAATCAATCAAAAGACTTTTACAATTCTGTAGAAGATGCTAAACTTAATTATTGCACTTTTAACTGTCCAAAACTATGAGCAAAGAATATTCAGCAGACCTACAAAGGTTATTTTTAGAAATGATGTTACAAGATCCGCAGAGTTATGTGCGGGTGCAGAACATTTATAATCCCGAAAACTTTGATAGAAGTTTACGTGAAGCTGCTAAATTTATTAAACAGCACAGTGACGAATATAGAACATTGCCCACTATTGACCAAGTGCAGGCAGTGACTACAGTTACACTTAAAAATGTACCCGACCTAACAGAAGATCACTATAGTTGGTTTATGACAGAGTTTGAGGGATTTACTAAACGTAATGAACTTGAACGTGCTATTCTAGCGGCAGCAGACATGTTGGAAAAGGGCGAGTATGATCCTGTTGAAAAACTTATCAAAGATGCAGTACAGATAAGTTTAACTAAAGACATGGGTATACAATACTTTGAAGATCCTAGAGCTCGTATCGACCGATATTTTAACAGTGGTGGACAGGTAAGTACTGGTTGGCCACAAATGGATAAGATACTTTATGGTGGCTTTAGTCGTGGAGAACTTAACATCTTTGCAGGCGGGTCTGGTTCAGGTAAATCGTTAGTTATGATGAACATTGCACTTAGTTGGTTACAAGCTGGGCTAAGTGGTGTGTATGTAACATTAGAGTTGAGCGAAGAACTATGTAGTCTGCGTACAGATGCTATGCTTACTGGTATGAGTACAAAAGATATCCGTAAGGATATCGAAACAACTGAACTTAAAGTTAAGATGGTTGGTAAGAAATCTGGACAATATCGTGTTAAAGGATTCCCAGCACAGAGTAATGTAAACGACATACGCAGTTATTTAAAAGAAGTGCAGATACAAACTGGTATTAAAGTTGACTTTGTTATGGTAGACTATTTAGATTTGGTAATGCCAGTATCTATTAAAGTTAATCCAAATGACCAGTTTATCAAAGACAAATATGTAGCAGAAGAACTGCGTAACTTGGCTAAAGAACTTAATGTATTGTTGGTAACAGCTTCGCAGTTGAATCGTAGTGCTGTAGAAGAAATTGAATTTGACCATAGCCATATTGCTGGTGGTATATCTAAGATCAATACAGCAGATAACGTGTTTGGTATCTTTACAAGTCGTGCTATGAAAGAACGTGGCAGATATCAATTACAATGTATGAAGTCGCGTAGTTCAACTGGTGTAGGGCACAAAGTAGATTTAACTTATAATATTGAAACTATGCGCATCACAGACGAGGGCGAAGAATCCGCAGGCGATGGTAATGGTGCTAGTCGTAATATTAACAATGTATTAAACAATATTAAATCTACATCAACCGTTAATAAAGAAACTGGTGAAATTATGAATGCACCAAAGATTAATGCCACAGTTGACAGTAGCAAACTTAAGAGTATGTTGGCTGGCCTAAAGAATAGCGGCGAATGAATCTAGTTTGTTTTTCAAATAACACTGGTGGCGGCATCCTGTGTGATTTATTAAATAATAAAACTCCCAGTATGGATGGTTATAAATGTACTGGTGCAGAACATTCTTTATTAAAGATAACTGATAGCCCGACAATTTCACGTACTGTAGATGAACCTTCCTGGAATCGTAGGCTGACTCAGCTATTATCTCGCACTAATCAGAATCGATGGATAGGAACTCATTATCATCCTAGTGCAATTTCCTTAGCGCCATTTGAAACTGTTATTGCCATTACCACTGAATCTCGTGAAAGTAAACTATATAGATGGTTGCGATATTATAACGGATGGTTTAAGCTAGCCGAATCAGATTGGCAAGAAACATCTAACCTAGACCAAATTGACAAAGTTCGTTGCCTAGCAAAAAATGTATTTGAAACATTTGAATCACACCCACAATGCACTAATGTTGAATTTGCCGATATAGTATCAGGCGAATTTATTTCCAAACATAACCTAAATAAAGAACATTTTGCTGTCTGGCAACAAAACAATCCGTGGCTGTATAGTGATAGCAATACGTGGGCCGTTGATAGATTTAACGAAGCCGAATATGAAATAATCAATCAAACATCTTTCAAATATCTTTAATAAATACACTAATAACGATACATTAAGGATCGATCTTGCAGAAGAATACAAAAAATATACTGTTTGAACTTGATCAACTGCTCAGACACAAGGATAAAACAAATCTGATTGAAAGCAGAGCTAATAACATTATTAATAGTGCTATTAACCTCATCAATCACATCCGTGAAAACTATGATGCCGAGCAAGCTGGCGAATTAGAGCGACGTCTACTTAATGCAATTAAAGGACAAGACCCAGCAAAATTTAGCCGCGGCATCAGGAAAATGAAAGACGATGAAAATTAACGAAATATTAGCTGAAGCAAGGTCAGTGAAATTAAAAGGAACTACACCTTCTAGCCGCAGTAATAGTGCGCTAGGATCATTCCTTAGAGGAGCAGGTATGGCACAAGGTGCCGATGCTGTAGACGCATACGCAAATGCAAATGCCTTTGCTCCTGGTGTTCGACAAACAAAGAAAATTGGAAACCTTGATGCTCAGAGAAAGTTAGATGCAAAAACAGCCGCTGCTGAGGCAAAACGAGCAAGATTTATCGCTGTAATAAAACAACAAGCGGATCGCCAAGGATCTATATCAATGACTGATATAGGAAAACGTATTCCAAAACAAGGCGAATATGCAGATCCGACAAGACGTAGAGAAGCAATTAACAATGTTGCACAAGAATTAAAGCAACAAGGAGTAACAGTAACAGCAAGTAACACGCCGACTACTGCGCCCCAAACAACACCCACAACCGATGAGCCATACAGTATAGGCGGACAACAATTAGATCCTACTAAGCCCGGTGATAAAGCAATTATTGATAAACTTAAAACTGCACAGGCAACTAAACCTAAAACTGCACCGGCAACTAACCCTAATCAACCTGCAGCAGGAAAATTTGACTGGGATGAAGAAGTACATACTACAGATGCAAATACACCGGCGCCATCTGGATGGGTGAAGCTTAAAATTCCACCATCAATTCAACCCGGCAAAGAATCTCCGTATCGCTTAGTACATCAGAAATATGCTCAAGATTGGATAGCTAACGGGTGGGTATTAGCGAAATGAAGTTATTTGAAATTAAAAAACAAACACCGCAATGGTTACTTGCTGAAGCCGCAGGAGCAAAAGCAGTAAATCCGCATCTTGACCACTTGGAAGATTTAATCTTTAACAGTGGCTATGCAGGTGCGCATGCGGCATTGGATTATGTAGAAAGTCTACGTGTGATGTTAGCAGAAGGCACAGGTACCACAACACAACTAACAGTTAAATGGGACGGCAGTCCGGCAATCATCTGCGGTATTGATCCTAGCGATAGTAAATTCTTTGTTGGTACTAAATCGGTGTTTGCCAAAGGTGAACCAAAACGTTGTAAAAAAGCTGCAGACATTGACAACTGGTACAGCGCACAACCAGAGCTTGCGGCTAAACTACTAGCATCATTAAAATATCTAAGTAAGTTAGGTATTGGCGGTGTGGTACAAGGCGATCTGATGTTTACAGAAGGCGATGTAAGCATAGTAGCTATCAACAATGAAGATTGTTATGTGTTTACTCCAAATACAATTACCTATGCAGTACCAGTTAATAGTCAATTGGGGCAACGTATTGCAAAAGCCAAACTTGGCATTATATTCCACACTAGCTACGAAGGCGATTCATTAGAATCAATGACTGCAAATTACGGAGTTAATGTAACTGGATTAAATCAAACCTCCGCAGTGTGGTTCGATGATGCAACGTATAAAGATTACACCGGAGTTGCTAGTTTAACACCGAGTGAAAATACCAGTATACAAAAACAAATTGCTGCTACACAGGCGACAATAGAAAAGATTGGACAAGCCCGCTTTGATATTATCCTAAATAATAAAGACTTTGCACGTAGTATAAAGCCATTTATCAATCAAATGGTTAGACAAGGCTCACAAGTAGGCGAACCAATGCAGTTCTTACAAAAGTTTGTTGACTATTATAACAGCGAATTGATGAAAGACATTGAGAATTTGTCGGGTGGTATTGCCGGTCGTGCGGCGCAGGCTCGCCTAGTGAAGATTAAAGAAAAAGAACAATGGGTAGCAGATAACGCTAACAACCTATTAATTATACTTGCTACGTACAAACGAGTTATCGAACTTAAACATGCACTAATGCGTAAACTACAACAGGTGGACAGCATTGGCACATTTCAAAAGACTAACGACGGTTATAAAGTAACTGCTCCAGAGGGGTTTGTTGCAATAGGACACGACGGTGGCGCAATTAAGTTAGTTGATAGACTCGAATTCAGCAGAACTAACGCATTACGCCGTGCCTAAAAACAAACATTATTGCATAGAATTTTTATGCAGATGATAAATAAAAGTATGCGCGAAAGCGTAAAATAAATTTAGGAGAAATAACATGGCTACACCAGCAGCAGTAAATCCAGCAGCAACAACGTTAAACGTTGAACAAGTAGGTCGTAATATTAGCTTTTTCACAGTTGACTACATCAATGCAGTTGACGGTTCAGATGGTCCAGGCGAAACACAACAATTGGTATTAAATGCAATCCAAACATTGCACACAATTATTGCTATCGGACCTTTAGCTGATACTAACACACAACAAACGTTTGCTATCGAAGGTGATTTATACACACCTACAAATGGTCAAACATTACAAGCAACTATCCGTGATATCGGTTCAACTGGCGGCGTTGATATTTCAAATGCAACAGTTACAGCAACTAAACTTGCTATCTTAACAGCAGCAGCAGTTGCAGTTTAATTAATAATTAAACAACAAATAGCACTCTTCGGAGTGCTTTTTTGTGACTTCAATTTGTAAATTATGCTAAATACTATTATACGCAACTAGCGTGAAAAATTAGGAGAAATAACATGGCAACATTATTAACAAGAGCAAAAGGCGGCGCATACCCAATTGGTTCAGTGGACCAAACATTAGTAACAGGTCGTCCGTTAACATTTTACACTGTGGGATTAACAGGTGTACATACAAATTATTCAGCAATCGACAGTGATTTTGAAAAATTGGTACGTGCAATCGAAACAGTGGGTTCAATTGAACTGTTAGGTACACCAGGCGGTGACGCTTTCCGTGTAGCTATTTCGGGTGCAAACAAAACAGCAGGCGAGTTAGAAACATTGTTAGCAGCGGCAGTAGCAACTACTACAGTAGCATCATACACATTCTAATATAATGTGTAATTTAAAAAGGCAGTTTTTACACTGCCTTTTTTTACGACTATAAATATTACTATGGAAACATTGTATCGATATTACGCATATACCCTAATAGATATAACCGAAACTAATGTACTAACACAGTCAGCAGAACAGCAGAAGCAACGCAATCAACAACGTAATTGGGAAACAATAAACCAGTTGTTAAGTTTGCGAGCACAGTTAATGGAATTTAATTATCTATCTGTGGTCACTGATGATGTGGCTAACTATTCATTTGGTATTAACTATACGGGTCTGCATAAAATTTGGTCATTTGACTTTGCGGTTGAACGAGAAGATGTCTATGCATTTAACCATGATAGGTATGGTATACTCAAAGACGATTTTAAAATTGCACCTATTATACTTGGATTAGACGAAACAGCCAAACCACCACTACCGTTATTCTACGCCAGCGGTGTAGATAAAAATATCTATTTTAAAACACGCAGTTAAAAACTACATAGTATAACTAAATATTAGTTGATGCAACAACAATAATCATGGCACATATTAAGGCATAAACTAGGCTCAACGAATACGCATCGCTACTATATAAAAGAGAGCGATAATGGCAAGTAAACCTACAGAAATCGAGAAGCAAAATTTAGAAGCACATGTCGAACTATGCGCCGTAAGGTACGGTAGCTTGGAAACTAAATTAAACAACTTGGAACAGCGCATGGATAAACTTGAGCTGCATCTGATTGACATCAAAAACAGTCTAACTGATAAAATATCAGGTGGCGACAAACAAACCATCAGCATCTTCACAACTATGATGGGCGTTGTATTAGCTGGACTTATTGGTTTTATTGCTCGCTCAATCTTTAAATAAAACTCTGCAATGCCATCCTGTAATAAATACTTTATAGGATAACATCATGAAAATTGTTGAACTTACAAACAAACTATTACTAACAATCACAAACGAAGAACACGAACTACTAGAACAGTTCACGGGCGACGCTAGTATTGCTAAAAGTCAATTAGACGAACGCGAACAAATGATCGCAAATCAACTCACAGTCAAAGATGTACTGTTAAGAACAAATGAAGCCGGAAAAATCTACTACAAAAAACGTATTGACTGAGATCGACGTTGAAAAGATACGTAGGTTTACAGAAGCAGAGCTGGCTAAACATAGTAAAGGTCCGCTACCATTCTGCTATCAATTAGGTGCAGATACATTAATTGTTGGCAAGTATAAAATAGTAAAGATTACGGATAAAAATTGGCGAATAACTAAAGATAATGAGCAGGTATTTGACTTTTTTAACAGAAAAGACGCTATATTTTATTGCATTGCCTTACACAAGCACAAATATGAATTGGCACAAGAAGTAAGAGTTAATGATAATTTAATTGGTGTACTTGAATTCGACGCAATCTTATACAGGTATCGTTATAAACAGGCACAACAAAAGAACGATGACTGGAATATTGCATTATATTCTAATAAATACACTGAAACTATGTTACGTATTGAAGAATCAAAGAAACAATTGAAGAAGTCTATTGTTTTGATAAATAATATTAAATAATTGCATTAGGAAGAATTAACCATGAAACTATCAGAAATGTCACAGACATCTGCAAAAAAAATTAATAAAGTATTAGAAAGCCGTTTTGGCTTTGCTATTGATTATGATAAATTGTCTATTACCAAAGCTCAACGCTTAGGTGAAACAATATCGTTGAATCTAAACAAAATCCGTCATAGTGCGGATTTTCACACTGCGGAAACAAATCCACGTTATATGGAATTGTTAACTGTACAAGAAGGCCTAAATACTTGGCTTACTGAACAACATCAACAACTAAATGAAGGCGAAGTTGGCAATGCAGAAGTATTGTTAGCTGCCAAAGATATGGTTGATAGTGTTCAGGACACCATTGAGAAAGTTGGTAAAATGCAAAATGAACAACTTCCACAATTACTTGACAGCATCCGTGACCAAATTGGTAGTGAACAAGCTGATGCATTTAAAAATGCAGTTGGTGCTACATTAGATCAACTAATGCAAAACTTACAATCTGCACGTGAAGGTGTTGACACTGGTGTACGTGTATTAAGCGGTGAAGCAGTTGATCAACCAATGGCTTTGCCAGGTGATGAACTAGGTGCTGAATTACCTCCACCACCAGAAAGCGATTTTGATGCTGAAGAACCAGCTGATGGTTTTGCAGCTACTGATGCCGCTGTTGGTGGAACTGAAACATTAGGTAGAGAATTGCGCTAATGCGTTTACGTGAATTTGCTCACGGCCCAACAAACACTCCAGAGTCTAACCTAGTTACTGCTCTGGAGTTATTACGTCACCGTTCGCAAGACAAATCAGCATCGGCAACAATCAGCACACAAAGTCTTATTAATCTAGTGTTGAACACAGATCGTACATTCAGCTACGATGCACTAGTTGATGCAAATGAAAACAATCCAGCAGTAAAAAATCTAATCAAAAGTTTCAATCAAGATCAAGTTGTTCTTGCTCCGCTACAAGGTAGTGAAGAAGAACCTACAACAACTAACACTAATAGTGCAGAACAAAATACATTCCAAGCACCAGTAGATGATGTTACTAGCATGGCTAAACGTGCCGCTAAAACACGTGGTGCACCTGTAGCACAATAACTAAAACACATTGACCTACCACTATAAATAGTATAGTATATTAGTATACTATTATAGGAGAGTATTATGGCATATTCAACTGCTGTGTTAGATCACTACGAAAATCCTAGAAATGTTGGTAAACTCGACGCCGCTGCATCAGACGTTGGCACCGGCATGGTAGGAGCTCCGGCCTGCGGTGATGTAATGAAGTTGCAAATACAAGTAGAAGATGGTATAATAATAGATGCAAAGTTTAAAACCTATGGTTGTGGCAGTGCAATTGCTAGTTCTAGTCTAGTAACAGAACTGCTTAAAGGTATGACTCTAGATGAAGCATCTGCAATTAAAAATTCAGCAATAGCAGAAGAACTTGCATTACCTCCAGTAAAGATTCACTGTAGTGTACTGGCAGAAGATGCTATTAAATCAGCAATAGAAGATTATAGGAAAAAACAATAGTGAAAGAAGTCGAAGTCCATGTATTGGTGTTTGTCAATTAATTGACGAAGTGTGTCGCGGCTGCGGTAGAACAACAGAAGAAGTAAAATGGATTCGATTCGAAGATGTGATGTCTATAGATAAAATAATTGTTCATTATTTAAATATATCCAGTGATTTAGTAGTACCTATCAGTCAATCACTTATATGGCAAGATACTGACAGACCTTCTAAAGATTGGTTTTATGATAAGATTAGCAAATTCCCTAATGCTGTGGCATGGATCGAAAATCATATCGATTCGCAAATCACAGTACAGACTATATAGTAGTCACCCTATCTATCACTGCTTGTTTTTGCTCTTCGGTAAAATTATATTTATATGCTAGCCATTAACTAAATATTATTATGAAATTTCCAACAATCGAAATAGTAGATAGATATACTATTGCTGTAGTCAAACATGAATATACCCAAGGTGCTAATCAAGAAGAACTCGAATTCTACATGGCACAAATGCAAGAAATTGGCTTAGATTTACAACACCGACTTATAATTGAATTAATTGATCATCATAGATACGTTTGGTCATTGGAAGATGATTTTAAAAAGAATCGTATAGACAACTTACCTTTAGAAGAAATTGGTCGACGTGCATTACATATCAGAGATATCGGACATACGAGAGTTACTATTAAAAATACACTAGCTGAATTACTGGATGACCCGGTTAGAGAAATTAAACGTGATCATATTACAGAATGATTTACAGATTAAATGATGACCATACAATTACTGAATTCAGTGATGTGTGGGTGGAGTACATCCTTACTCGATATATACCAGATAATAGTCTATTAGTGATAACACCCATTTTTGATTTTACTACTGGTATTCTTCAGATTACACAAATTGATCGAGAAATTATAGAAAATCATTCTGGTTGCATAATTGTTGATTCGTCGGGATGGGTAGCAGATACTAATCAATTATATCAAAATATTTTACAATTAAATTTAACTGTACCATTTTATCTATTAACGGGAGAATTTACCTATTGTAATCATCCGCCTGCCAATACACATATAAAATTTTTTCCGTTTTGGACAGTATGGGCAAGTGCGCCGCATGCTATAGATGGTAATTTTAAAAATTATAATTTTTCTCAACAGCCTAAAAAATATAAACTTAGTTGCTTAAACGGCATGCCTTGGCAGCATAGAAAATGGGTGTATTTACAACTTGCACATAAACCGTATTTTAATGATATGGTGTTTAGTTATGGCAATCGAGATGATAATATTTCGTGTAATAATTTCAATGAATTCCGATTAACCGACGAAGAAAATAATAAATTTGCACAATTACCAGCTAAATTTAAATTTACAGACAGGGATCAACATACTAAGATTGATATAACTATCGATCATCCAGCATATTTAGAAACATATATTAATCTAGTCACTGAAACTACTATAAATGGAAAATTCTCTATGCTCAGTGAAAAAACATTTAAACCAATTGTTGCTGGGCAATTATTCATATTAGTTGCTGCCGCCGGCGCAGTACAATTTTTACGAGATATCGGCATTGATACATTTGATGATATTATTGATCATAGTTATGATACTCTAGTAGATAATAGATTGCGATTATTAGCAGTTATAGCACAAGTTGATCGTTTAATGACATTAGATCTTGATGAGATATACGCACAAATTAAACCTAGATTACAACGCAATTCGGAATATATTCGATCTGAAGAATTTAGGCAACAATTTTCTTTGACCTTTGACAATTAACCTTATATACTAATAGTATGCTTATACAAAAATATGATTACACACCCATTAATCGCCAGAGCGAGAATGGAAAAAGACTTTACAGTTTACCAGATGGTAGTAAGGTTCCTTCAGTAACAACAATCTTAGACAAGACAAAACCACCTGAAGCTAAGTTAGCCTTAGAAAACTGGCGGAAGTCAGTTGGCGAAAAGAAAGCACAGGAAATCACTACAGAAGCCGCTAATCGTGGAACACGTATGCACAAGTGGTTAGAAGACTATGTGCAGAACAATCGTCAAATGGGCGAACCCGGCACTAATCCCTACAGTATACAAAGCCATAAAATGGCACAAAAGATTGTAGAGGAAGGATTGGTGCATGTAGATGAAGTATGGGGTATTGAAGTGCCTTTATACGTTAGTGGACTGTATGCTGGTACAACTGACGCTTGTGGTGTACACAAAGGTAAACCGGCTATTTTAGACTACAAACAGACTAATAAACCTAAGAAAACAGAGTGGGTTCAGGACTATTTCCTTCAATTATGTGCCTATGGACTAGCACATAACGAAACTCACGGAACAGACATTCGACAGGGTGTTATTCTAATGTGCAGTCAAGACTTCCAATACCAAACTTGGACAGTTGAAGGCGCTGAATGGGATATGTGGACTGAACGTTGGTTGAAAAGAGTGGAGCAGTATTATAATCTCAGCTAAATATAAAATATAGATAGGATATTAATATGGCTGTAACCCAAATCTCCAAAATACAAATCCGCAGAGGACTGCAAGAAAATTTACCACAACTTAGCTCGGCTGAGATGGGTTGGTCAATCGACGAACAGCGTTTGTTTATTGGTAATGGTACATTAGCTGAAGGTGCACCGGCAGTTGGCATGACTGAAATACTTACTACTCAAAGTATGTATAGTGAGTTAGCCCTCATCGAAGCATTACAAGGTAATGTTGCTAACATGACAGCAAATATTAGTACTATTCAATCTAATATTGATAGTCTAGAAGCAAATGTTGCATTGCATACATTTACATTTCCAGGCAATACACTAGTTGCTGCTAATACTACTATAACATTCGAATCACTTTCTTCTCGCACAATTGATTATACTATTATTCGTGGCTCAACTTCACGAGTTGGTACACTTAAAGTCACTGAGCTGTTAGGCACATCATTGTACGAAGATGATTATGTTGAAACAGCTGACACCGGAGTTGTATTAGGATTTCAAAGCGATGTTAATGCAGCGATATTAACCTATACTACAACTAGTGGTGTCGATGCTACATTTAACTATTATATAAAGACATTTATCTAATATAAAACTTGCAAAAAGTTGAAATATTATGTACACTGTATAGTATAAGTAAATACAACACAACAATCAACAATACAAATTTAGAGCAGTACTAAATTACGAGGTTATCAAATTGAGTATCATTCAAGTAATAAAACGTAGCGGTAGCCGTGCCCCACTAGCAGTAGATAAATGGCAAGCCCAGATCACAAAGGTCTGTGCTGGAATTGCAGATGTAAGTCAGAGTATGATTGAGATCAAAGCACAGCCGCATTTTTATGATGGTATTAGCACACGTGAAATTGATGAAATTACACTTCGTGCTATTGTCGATCTTATTGACATTGAACACAATCCAGATATCGGGCATACTAATTATCAATATGTAGCAGGCAAACAACGCCTAAGCATGTTACGCAAAGACGTCTACGGTGATTATGAAGTTCCTCGTTTATACGAAATTGTTAAAAAGAATGTAGCAACCGGATTGTACACATCAGAACTACTTGATTGGTATAGTGAAGAAGAATGGGACAAGATGGATTCTTTTGTCGACCACACCAAAGATGAAACATATTCATATGCGGCCATTGAGCAACTAATTGAAAAATACCTTGTACGCAATCGTGCAACTAAACAAATTTACGAAACTCCGCAGATACGTTACATAGTCGCCGCAGCCACCGTCTTTCATAAAGAAGAACCTGGTAACGCACGTATGCGTTTTATCAAAGAATACTACACCTGCGCTAGTGACAGTTTGTTTACCCTAGCAACGCCTGTTCTCGCCGGCCTAGGCACACCAACTAAACAATTTAGTTCATGTGTATTGATCAAAGCGGACGACGACCTAGACAGTATATTTGCATCAGGTGAAATGATGGCCAAGTATGCTAGTAAACGTGCTGGCATTGGTTTAGAAATCGGTCGCTTACGTAGTTTAGGATCACCTATACGTGGCGGCGAAATACAACATACGGGTATGATTCCATTCTTGAAGAAATGGTTTGGTGATCTACGTAGTTGTAGTCAAGGCGGCATTCGTAATGCTAGTGCTACTGTATTCTATCCAATTTGGCATCATCAGTTTGATGATCTTATTGTACTTAAAAATAATCAAGGTACAGATGAAACACGTGTCCGTCATATGGACTATGGCGTAGTATTATCTAGCTTCTTCTGGCGCAGATTTAAAAACAAAGAAATGATTACATTCTTTGATCCTAATGAAGTACCTGACTTATACGAAGCCTTCTACAGTAACACTGAATTGTTTGAAGAACTTTATGTTAAGTACGAGAAACAAAAAAATCTACGTAAGAAAACAATGTCAGCTGAAGAAGTATTCAAAGGCGGCATTTTAAAAGAACGTACAGATACAGGACGTATCTATCTAGTGTTTATTGATAACGTTATGAAGCAAGGACCATTTGATCCAGAATATCATACCATCTATCAAAGTAATCTGTGTTGCGAGATTTTACTACCCACTAAGCCATTCAAACGCTTAGATGATCCAACTGGTCGCATTGCCCTGTGTACACTTGGTAGTATAAATTGGGGTGCTTTCCGCAATCCAGAGGACATGCGACGTGCCTGTCGCATCCTACAACGTAGCTTATGTAACATCTTAGACTATCAAGATTTCTTAAGTATACAAAGCCAATTGTCAAACGATGAACTACAACCATTGGGCATTGGTATTACTAACTTGGCCTACTGGCATGCTAAACGTAGCCTACAGTACGGTGATAGCGATGCACTACAAGAAGTTAAAAGTTGGATGGAACATCAAGCATTCTACTTAACAGAAGCTACAGTTGAACTAGCTCGAGAGCGTGGCCCGTGTTTAGATTCAGCAAAAACACGTTACGGTCAAGGACAGTTTCCGTGGGAGAATCGTGCCGCTGGTGTTAATGAACTTGCTGACTTTACTCCTACTCGTGAACTTGATTGGGAACAGTTACGCAGTGACATGAGATCATATGGTGTGCGTAATGCTACCTTAATGGCTATTGCACCAGTTGAATCAAGTTCAGTTGTTATTAACTCAACTAATGGTATTGAAATGCCTATGAGTTTAATTTCAGTTAAAGAATCAAAAGCTGGTAGCTTTACGCAAGTAGTTCCAGAATATCATAAATTGAAAAATAAATATCAATTAATGTGGGAACAGAAAGATTGTGATGCATACTTAAAAACTGCAGCAGTACTAGCGGCTTATGTTGATCAATCAATTAGTACAAATACTTTTTACAATCCGGCGCACTTTGCAGATAGAAAAGTACCAACTACATTAATTGCTAAGAACTTAATGCAAGCACATATATGGGGTCTAAAGACCTTCTATTATAGCTTAATTAATAAACAAGGTAGTAAGATGGTTGCAGAAGATGTGCCGGAGATGGCAGAGATTGATTTTGATGATGAAGAAGATTGTGAAGGGTGTAAATTATAATGGACAACTACGAGATTTTTTATAGAACATTTTTGACAGAAATGCCGTGGGTTGTTCCTGCTAATAATGCATTTGAAGCACAACATCAAATGTTAACAGAACTACTATCTGATGGAATAGAGCCAGAACAACTTGGTAATAATGTTTATAAACTAACATCTGAAAACCAATTAACATATTGGATAGGAACCGCAGATGCTGCTAGTGTCGCTATTATTGTCGACACCGAAGTAAATGGCAATTTTTGTAAAGTTACATTGACCTCGAAAAATCCAGCAATTGCATCTAAAGTATCACCTTATGCTAGTGATTTGTATCTGCTTATTAAACAGGATCTTTCAAATTTAAATTTAGTTTTTGCTAGTGATAGTATGTTATCTGCTGATGCAGTAAAGTTATGGACAAGAATAGCTAATCAGGGAAATCACATATCTGTATATGATACACAAGCATCACAATATGTATTGAACCCAGTTATGTCATCGGATGAATTGTCTAAATATCTCGGCGATCACAATCACAGTCGATATGTATTCGTATTGTCGGAATCTAAGGAGCAGTATGTAGGAACTCGGCATGCTATTGGATTAATGGAACTTAAACGTAATGCAGGATACCCTTTACACGAATTATTCGAACAATTAAAGAAGAAATAATATGTCACTAGCACAATACAATTTAGCAAAACAAACAAACTATCTACAACGTAAGATGTTCCTTGACCCAGCGGGACCAGTAACAGTACAACGTTTCGAAGAAGTTAAGTATAACAAGATTGCAGACTTTGAAGCTACAGCACGTGGGTTCTTTTGGCAACCAGAAGAAGTTAGTTTGAGCAAAGATGCTAGCGACTTTAAGGGTGCTAGTGATGCTGTTAAGCATATCTTTACTAGTAACTTGTTACGCCAAACAGCCTTAGATAGTTTACAGGGTCGCGCACCTAATCAGGTGTTTGGCCCAGTGGTTAGTTTACCTGAATTAGAAGCATTGATTAGTAACTGGTCATTCTTTGAAACTAACATTCACAGTAAATCGTACAGTCACATCATTCGTAACATTTACAACGTACCAAAAGATATCTTTAATACTATTCACGATACAGCAGAAATTGTTAGCATGGCAAGTACAATCGGCAACTACTACGATAAGTTACACGTAATTAACTGTCAAGTTGAACTTGGCATGAAAGTTAGTGAAACAGATCACATTAAAGCAATTTGGTTAGCACTACACGCATCTTATGGCTTGGAAGCATTTCGCTTTATGGTTAGCTTTGCTACAAGTTTAGCTATGGTAGAAAATCGTATCTTTATTGGTAATGGTAACATTATTAGTTTAATTTTACAAGACGAATTACTACACAAAGAATGGACAGCGTTTTTAATCAATCAAGTGATTAAAGAAGATCCACGCTTTGCAGCTATTAAAGCAGAATGTGAAGATGAGGTATATCAAATGTATCTAGATGTTATTCGTGAAGAGAAAGCATGGGCTGATTATTTGTTCAAAATGGGCCCAGTTATTGGCTTAAACGCTAATATTTTGAAGGATTTTGTTGATTATACAGCCGTAGATGCACTAAAACAAATCGGCATACGTTACACTAGCCCTGCACCTAAATCAACACCCATTCCTTGGTTTAACAAGCACAGCGATACTAGCAAAAAACAAACGGCCTTACAAGAAAACGAAAGCACTAACTATGTAATCGGTGTAATGGGCGATGAGATGAACTACGACGATTTACCGACACTATAATAATAAAAGGAGCCAATATGTTAACTGTGTATTCAAAAGATTCCTGCCCATTCTGCGAGCAGGCAAAGAATTTATTAACAATGAAAAAAATTGCGTTTGAAGTAATTAGAGTTGATGAGGATTTAGACGCACGCGAGTTTATTATGAGTCAAGGTCATCGTACAGTACCGCAGATTTATCGTGATGGTAAACTGTTTGTATCGGGTGGCTATCAAGGTCTACAAAAATTAACCAACGAACAATTAAATGAAATGTTAGGGGAAACAAGTGCTAGTAACTAATAAGTACGACAAGGATACACTAGTATCATTTAAATTAGTAAATGGTGATGAAGTTATTGCTAAGGTATTAGAAGAAACTGCCGATGAATTCATTGTATCTAAACCAATGATTGTAGTGCCAAGCCCACAGGGTATTGGCTTGATGCAGAGCCTATTTACATCTGAGTTAAATAAGAGTATACACATTGATAGACGTCATGTTATGCTACATGCACAAACAAGTGGAGCATTAGTAAACCACTATATACAAACAACAACGGGTATTGAACCAGCTGGTGCTGGTGGTATTATAACTTAGGATTAGGCATGTCGGAGACAGAAACAACTAGTTTTGTATTTGATCCAGAACAATCAACTTATATTTTGTTTATGGAAAAATCACAGTCAGAGTCTAATTTAGAAATAACTGACTGGGATCGTAGATTAATTCATCCAACTGCCAACGAATTAAAAATTTTTAATTTCCTTGATAATCATAAAAGAACATTAGTTGTATATATGCAGGATCATTATGACGAATATGATCATAATGATCCTACTGTAGCATTGGCTACGTGTATTTGTAATTTACCTGATCCTAAAATTGCCGGCTGGCCTAAATTTTATAATAATTGGGAATTTGTAGCAGCAGGCAACGATATATTATCGTTAGATTTATCAAAATTATAACTTAGGAACAAGCATGGCAGAACATGATATTAGTTTAGTAACTGCAAAAGCAGGCACAGTTATAGCAGAGAACATGAAAGTTTCTCTGGCCACCGCTGCCGGAGCACTTACTCCTAGTACCATTACTGCCATGGTTGGGATTCACAACGGTACGGCATTGAAACTTCCTCAAAGTGTAACTGACGTAGTGAATAAATTAACACCGATTGCAGGCAATATATTACATCCGTTTCATATTGAGGCAAACACCGCACTTACAAATTTAACATCGTTGCACACCGGCATGGGGTTTGGCTCAACACCTAATCATGCGGCATTTGGTCAAGTATTAAATCAAACGCAGGGACACATTGCCGACTCACAAGAATTAAAAAAAGCAACTGATTTTATATCAAATACATCATTTAGTGATTACGGCACCGGCATTACTAACATGAGTTCGATGACTACCCAGGGATTAGATGGCGCACTTGGTGATTTAGGCAATGTGTCAAAAGCATTTACTGCTGCTGGACCAGCATTTGATTTAAAGGATATGTCGAAGTTTGGTACATCAGCTGGACTTATTGATAAATTAAACAGTGTAAAATTAGGCAACGCCAGTGGAATAAATGGTGCAATTGCTGGTGCCGGCTTAGATTTAAGTATGCCTGAACACACAGCGCAGGTTGATAAAATCATGGGTTCTATCACTGATCCTAAAGTTATATCTACTGTTACTGAACAACTGAACATTAGCCCGGGTGGATCTATTGCAAATCTTAAAGATCTAACTGATCTAAGTAAACTAGCACCATCTGGTTCCGGTTTAACTGCGGCTAATTTACCTGACATGAGCGCAATGGCCAGCAAGTTTAGCGATATGGGTGCAAAATTCTCAAGCCCGGCAGCTGCGGCAGGTATGTGTAGTGCTATTGAAATACCATCTGTTCCTAACTTAGAAGCATCGGCACCGTCACTGAGTGGATTAATGAGCGGTATGTCATCTAACATTAATTCGATGGTATCGGGTGGATTACCAATAACAGGCAGTGTACCAAGTATGACAGATTTTATGCAACATGTATCAGGCGGTCCAGCTATCGATGCATTTAATAGCGCAAGTATAGATGCTAATTCTATTGCGGCACTTAATACATCAATAACACAAACATCATCTGCATTTACTAATATAGGAATTGATTTATCTGCACCGCCATTACCAAGTCTAGGAAGTTCAATGAGCTTTGCTACAAGCCTACATAAAATAGGTGCTGATACGTCTGGATCCGGAATTACCGATACACTTAAAAACATGGTAAATCCCGATACTACTGGTGGCGATGCTATTGTAGCAAGTCTAGCAGAAGGTAAAAACAAATCTTTAATGATGGCACAGGGCATAGCTCCATTAAAATTCGGCGGCTAGATAGTCACTATACTTCAACAAAAACATAGTCTGTAATTGATCATCCCAAAAGTCTAAACGTATACTATTATCCCACCCGCTTTCGTTAGCATAATCTCTATGCTCACGTATAGTAAAACCTAGAGTATCTCTTAGTCGCCAGCTGATCAATACTGTAGCCTGACCGTAATCTTCTACAATCTTAGCTTTTAGTTTTAGCCATTGCCAATTATTAATTGCTAGGGTTTTAGCCATTATTTTGCAAACCTTAATGCAAATGCAGTGGCATCTCGACCATGCTTGAAATGAAAACTCCAAAAGCCGTACCACTCAAACATATACCAAACATCGCTATTGTCTAACCATCTTTCACCGGGCTCAATTTGACCTGTACCTATATGTTGTTCACACCAAGTGGTCAATGGAATAACACCTTGAGGAAATAAATCAAGTTGACTGGGTCGAGGTCTGGTGATTTCAATTACAGTCCACCCTTCTTCCTGCAGGATTCGTTTTACTTTATGACGTTCTGCCGGTACAGTTCTCATGCCCATCTCAATACAAATAAAGTTAATTGTTCATCAGTTTCGAATTCCAAAGTCATGCCCTGTTGATGTAATCTGCCCCTGGGCAAGTTATCATCCATCCATGTGTAGATTTCTGGTTCATGCTTTAGCCAATAACTAATATCAGCAATAACAAGATAGTGCCATGGCATTTCATCATCAAACGGACCCGAGGCTATAAACCTACGTCCGTTAGCACCGTCTAGTAAACTCATTTAATAATATACCGATCGATTATCTCTAATACACGTTTACGATCTTTACACTCCCACAATTCTTGCCATTGCATATAACCAAGGTCACCATCATCTTCCATACTACGACTGATCTTAGGATAGGTGTTAATAACTGCCTGCCCGAGACGATAGTGTGGATTTTTAATTAAGTCAAATATGAACTCTTGTTCAAATTTCTCAAACTCCTGCATGGTTATTTTCATCTATCCGCCAAACTTTAATAAAAACATTGTAGCCCACTGTTCATCTTCAATTTCGATAATTCTATCATTATTGAAATACCACCATCCATATCCACCTGTTTGGTTATGCAGAACATACTTACGTTCTCCTACGTTTTGTTCTAACCATGTAACCCGGTCTTGAATATTTCCGTAACTTAAATGTCTTATGCTAATCTTCATTTAGTAAAAACGTAGACGCCCTCAAACTTTTCACGCCCAGCAGTCTTATCGTTTCCTACCCCTGGGCGAGTATTAAGCATCATCTTAATCGTACCTGAATGTTTAAAGCCTAACTTCTCAGCAGTAGCAATCCAACGTTCGCATACAAAGTATTCTTTATTACCATATGACTTGTAGTCTGCAATGTTGGTAGCAAATACACCATCACTGTTTAGGCCTTTGTGTATATTTTTCATAGTAGGCACAACATAGCCCTCAAACCATTCATCTAATGTGGTATAACGAACCATGCACTGTGTTGGTTCATCACTATACTTCTCTAAGTTAAAGTATGGTGGACTACTAAATGCTAAGTCAATATCCTCAGGTTCATATTCTTCACTAACTGCCTGTGTGATCAAACCCCTGTTACCAACTGCCTGTTCTATTAACTCGCTCAGGTATGTTAAGTGCTTGACTGTTTCTGTGTTAGGGTCAATACATTGGTAGTTATAACGCATGTTACTAGTTGTTATACCCAGCATGCGTCCGCCATAGCCCGCACTGTAGTCATAGACATTGCCCCATAGTACAGGGCATAAGTGTTCTACGATAGCACGTGCATTTAGACTCTTAAAGTTCTGTACATTCTCACCTGTGACTAACTCCAAAGCACGACGCAGTGCAGTTGGGCTAACTAGATTGTTACCTTCTCTGTATTCAAAGCATAAATTGATAGCACGACGTAATTTTGCATCATTTAAGAAACGATCTTTAAGACTATTACTGCCACGACCTTTGGGTTCAGCAGTCATCATATTTGGGAACAAGAATCTATTAATACCCTGTCCTTGATTGTTGCCTAAGTTGATAACATTATTCTTAACACTATTTGTAACAGTCTCAGACAAATCTTTAATAGCAGCTATTAATCCTTCTTCTGTGTAATAAACAATCGGCGTAATGTTAATGCTACGATAGATGTCAAACACCTGCTGTACCGTTGCTTCTGGATCTTTAAGATACTGTTCTTTTGTATAGGTGTCTAATTTATCCTGCACTGATTCGTAGCAGGTAAACTGCGGTTGAGTTGCGTACTTCGCCACTCCCCAAATATTATGTAAATTATCTATCATTTAAACTGTTCTTATATAATTCTACAAATGTAGTTTCCCAATTTGTATTTCTAATTTTATCAAGACTGGCTAGATAATCCATCCAGTCGTTGTTTGGTTCTATCTTAGATGAAACATAATTTCTCAATGATGTGACCCAGTAAAATTTATCAGTGTTAAGTAATGCTAGCTCATCTAGATATGATTGTCTTAAATGTGCACCGGCATATTTAATATCTAATTCTCCATTTACTGTATGTACGTGGAATTGTGTAGCGACATCAAAATTAGCTATATTAATACTACACCAATCAATACATTCGCGCAGGCCAAAGATATTATGAAGACCAACGGTGTAGGCTACATTAATTTTAAGATTAGGTAAACAATTATTCAATTTGATAATATTATTACTTACTTGTTCCCATACTAACGGATTTCTAATATATTCAAACTGTTCGTTTATACCATCGATACTAAATGACAACGTAACTTCTTTGGCAGTACTCCATAATTGTAACACATCATTGGTAGGATAGCAAGATCCGTTTGTATTGTATGATATAGTTACTTCATTGATATTTTGTAATTGTGTTAATACAGAAACATGGTCATTTGTTAAAAGCGGCTCTCCGCCATTGAAGTAAATGTTTTTAATATGGGCTAATTCTAACCCAGTAAGTTGATTCTGTTGTTTATCTATATCGATAATTGTTTCTATACTATCGAATTCTAATAATCGTGCATCGTGAATCCATGCACTAGAAAAATGTGGTCCACAAATAATACATTTGGCATTGCATATTGGTAATGTATTATATTCTAAACTTATTAATTTAGGAACATCGGGGGTTTGGTCAATTTGATTATTTCTATAATAATCTATAGCTACTTGTCGTTTACTTTCGCCACCTATATCTTCAAGAGTCCAACAACTTTGACATTGTGGAGCACGTTGTCCACTAAGTGATAAATCTCTAATTAAATTAAGATGTTCATTTTGTATAAAATCAATAGGTTGATTTGATACCTTATCTTTTGTAGCAATACAGCACGGAGATAGTTGATAATACTCATCGCGAGTTCTCTCAACGTAGACACCATGAAAAATCAATGGACAATATGTTTTTGAATTTATATCTATCATGCCCACCTCAAAGCAAACATTGTAGCCTGCATAGGATCTCTAAAATTAAATTCAATTGTACTCCATCTACTATTAGCGTACCACTCACGCAGATCACTGGGTAATTTAAATGTGTCAACACACCATTTATATTCTGCAAGTTGAGTCAGGTCACTGTCAACTGCATGTTGCTGTCTAGATAATTGTATGCGTGTGTACATTATTCGTGCTTTAGATAAAAATAAGTTATGTATTCTTCTGCTTCTTGTCGCCGACGCAGATCCCAGTGCCATGTATCGTAGCTCATACGCTTTACACCCTGGCGCCCATCAAGTTCTTTGGCCATATCCGTGACAATAACGTCCCACTTCAGTTCAAACTGATTAGGCTCATGTGCTATATACATCACTAGGTGTCCACCATCTTGTTCTAATAGGATTTTCATACTGTTATTATATACTCTTATAACTCAAAAGTCAATGGAATATTTTGGTTGACTTTTTGGTCCAATGACTGTATAATAGCACTTATACACTAAAGCAATGGAGCACACAATGACATACACATTTGATGAAAACTTAGTTAGCGACCTACACAAAGATGCTCGTGGTTCACGCCCAGATGAATACTTTTGGGAAGAGTGGACCAACATTGATGCGGCCGGTAAACAGTCGATTTGGGAACGTTTATTAAGTGAACTTGATGTTGCTATCGTTGAAGAACAAACCCGTGAACAATTAGCAATTGATAGCTTTGAAAAGCATGTTGTTTCATTGGAGTCAATTAGTAACTCACGTAAACAATCTATTAGATGGATTGTTGAAGGTTTGACTCTTACAGACTCGGATAAAATGTACGGTGGTGATTATATCTGTTACAAGTTAGGTCTACCATACAGTTATGCTAAAGAATTTGATGAAGTATTGCAGGAATTGGCACTTTTTGGTTGACTTTTTGGTAAAATGACTGTATAATGCTATACATACACTAACAACACAGGAGCAATAAATGAACGCTAAACAAATTACTACTGCTTTAATTCAAGGTACTTTTACCAACGAAGAATTAGCCAGCATTATTGATGCTATTAAGTATGCTCGTTTGAACTTAGGCAAAGCAACTAAACGTAGCTTGTCTGTTGGCGACAAAGTTCGTTTTGCTAGCTCACGTAGTGGCCAAACAATTACAGGCACAGTGCGCAAACTTGCTATTAAAAATATTGTTGTAGATACTCCACTAGGTGCGTATCGTGTTCCAGCTAGTATGTTGGAGGCAGTATAATGAACATTGACGATATGATTATTACTAATAATATCAGTCAGGCAATCTTTGATGCTGATATCGCAATTCAAGGTGAGGACACTGCTATTACCAACTGCATCAATTGGCTGGAAGAGTTTGAGTTTAATAATGTTGAATTAGAAATGATGTCACAGGCTATTTTAGTAATTTTACGCGAACGCGATAACAAGGAGCAATAAAATGGCAGGCAAAGCAACTTCGGTATACCTAACAGTATCAGTTAAAGAAACACACAAGACAGCATTCCATAAACAATTCTTTAATATGACTGGGTTAAATCAATACGTTGCTACTGACGAATTTAAAGAAAAGTATCCTACTACTGAATTTTACATTACCAAAGAAACATATTGACTTACTACAAAAAGGACTGTATACTATGTTAAACACTAACACAATGGAACAAGCAATGGTTAATACACTTTATTCGATGCAAAATGCTTTTGTAAAACGCAAATTTGACCCAACTAAGAAAGCAGACTTGGCAGTATACAAACAGTTTATCACAACTGGCTCCTGGGGTGATGCGCCTTGTCCGTTTGAACTTGAATGGCCTGCGCTGAATATTCCCAGCATGATTGAGCGTAAGATTTCAGAATACACTGTGCGCAATATTTAAACCTAGTATCAACTAACCAAAGGCTCTTCGGAGCCTTTTATTTTGGCTATAAATATTATATTAGGAATCAATAATGGCATCATACTCACTAACTGCTACCAACACAAGTCAACAGAGCCCTGTACTTAAGAAGGGAGTTATTATACTGTATTCATCAGTATCGATTTATTTTGTAGTAGGTGAAAATCCTGTAGTTGATCCTAACAAGTGCGCATTATTACGTGCCGGCGAAAGTAGACAAATGCGCTTTCCTGTTAAGTGCAGTCGAATTGCTGTACAGGCAGTCGGCCAACACGGGGCAGTGACTATAACCGAACAAGCTGGCGGAGTAAAAGCTAGCTGTACAGCATAAGATTAACTAAATACACTAAAGAGAATAGTTATGTCAGCAAACGGAATATCAACTTTACTAACCAAAGAACTACGCCAGAAGGCTAAATTAGATTTGGCAGCAACTGATCGTGCTGCCGACGGCAATCCTCGTGCTACTTACGATCTAACCTTATTGCCAACACAATATAACGGGAATGTTATTATTGATAATCCCAATGCAGGTGGGTTAGTTACTGGTCGTCCTTGGACAGGAATTGGTACAGACGATCCAGCCAATGCCGCGGAACCTGATGCCACTGCTTGGGTGTTGATGGATGGTCCTTTCTACAATACTCCCGGAGTTCCAGAGTCGGGATTTGTTGGTGGCCAAAGTTGGCGCAAGATGGCTCCGATTGGATACTTGCCCTACGGTAGAGAAACATATACTTACGGTGACGAAACAGTAAGGTTTGACGGTACTTGGCTTTATGAAAATACTACAATAGGCCTAATTGCTACTGGCGGTACCGAGGGTCAGTGGCCTTGGCAAGCCACATGGACTGGCAATTACAAAGGCACTAAGATAACAGCCGCATACGTTAAGACAACCAATTATCCAGCGGTACCTTAATATATTATGGGCGTTCAACTACCTAATTCAACCAACTACCAGCATCCGCATGGGAATAGATAAATACATATTATGAAAACAGCAGAAATATTACGCAATATACTTAATTTATTAGATGCAGAAGAGCATGAAGCTCAACAGCAACCAGTGGTAGTAAACATCAATAATGGTGATACTGCACAAGACCAATCTACAGAAACTCCTGTGGCTGATAATGAATTGGGAGTTATGGTTCCGCCACTACAACAAAAAATAGAACTGCACAAAAAAGCACACGGTTTGGATAATGTCTATGATCAATCCAATGACGGCACACCCGATGAGCTTACTATTATCAAACGTAACGCAGGTATAGCGTCAATTACTACTCCAGACGAAGACGAACCGTTTGAAGGATAAGGAGTAATCCGTGTCCTTTACCCAAGATTTATTTACCCAAAGACGAAATTTTGAAGATGGCAATACCCGTATAGGTCAACTTGACCGTATTTGGTATGACGAACATCGTAATGCCTTTTACATCGGTGATGGAACAACACCAGGTGGTAGATTAATTGGCGGAGGCGGTGGTGCTGGTCTTGGATACAATACCAAACTAATCACCACAGCTAGTTATACAGTTATACAAGATGACTATTACGTTGGCGTCAACTATGCTGGTACCTGTACTATTACTCTACCGGTAAGCACCAATGGTGATAAAGTTGTAATTAAAGATGAAAGTGGATTAGCCAGTGTAAATCATATTATACTTGCTGGCAATGTTGACAATGATCCAGGTGGTGCTGTCCTAGCTATGGACAATGGAGCCATCCATATGATATACCGTGATGGGTGGAGAATAATCTAATGACATATTTGTTTTCGAGTAATGTAGAAGTAAGCAACGATATTGGCAATCCGTTGCCTATTACAGTAACCAACACCAACGGTAACATAGTAAGTTTGGCAAATCCATTTCCAGTAACCTTAGGTAGCAATAGTATACAGATTATTGGTAATATATCAATACCAACTACAGTAAACGTAGCATCAAGTCCAGACGATCCGGTACATACACATATTACAGAAATTGGTACCAGCGGCAACCTATTAGCATTAGGCATTAATTATATGCCCATCGGCGGCAACGTCAGCATAATAAGCAATGTAACTGTTCTACAAGGTACTAATCCGTGGACTGTGAATGGTAGTGTTGGAATTACCAGCATTGGTAATATTGATATAGGTAATACTAGTTTACCTGTCCGTATTCAAGGTAACGTAAACGTCAATCCAATTTCAGTTACTGGTATTACATCAAACGTAAACGTCAATCCACTTTCTGCCACAGTGTCAGGTAACATCGGTATACTAAACACCAATGGTAATATAGTAAGTAACACTAATCCATTCCCAGTAACTGGCAATTTAACTGCCACTATAACCGGAACTAGTACAGTAACACTAGGCACAGGATCAACAGATGCCTTTGGCAGACTGCGTACTAGCCAACCGTACACATTGTTTGACAGTAGAGCAAGATACTACGATCATAATGACTTCAGTAACGTTAATGCCACTGGCGGAACAGTAGTTTATGACACCAATAGTTCCACGTTTCAATTGAATGTAACTGCCGCTAATGGTTCTAGCGTTATAAGAGAAACAAAACGAGTGTTTCCTTATCAACCAGGTAAGAGCCTGTTAGTTTTAACAACTTTCTGCATGAACACACCTAAAACTAATCTACGTCAGCGTGTGGGATATTTTACTACCAATAACGGTGTATACTTTGAAAACGACGGAACCTATAACTATCTAGTAATAAGAAGTTATAGTAGCGGTGCGTTGGTTGAGGATAGAGTAAGACAAGATGCGTGGGACAATCCATTTGCCGCATTAAATGTAGACAGAACACAGATTTTTTGGATAGATGTAGAATGGTTGGGTGTGGGGTCTGTTCGTTGCGGATTTGTTATTAATGGTGCTTACGTGCTGTGTCATACGTTTCATCATGCTAACATTATAGGCAATACTACTACATATATGACTACTGCAACATTGCCTGTACGGTATGAGATAACAAATACAGCAGCCACTGTTGGAACGAGTATGATGCGTCAAATCTGTTCTACAGTTATCAGTGAAGGGGGATACAATGCCTTTACCTACAGCGAAACCGCAGGACGAGGTACTTCGATATTAAGATTGGCAACAGCAGAAACATATTATCCTGTAGTCAGTATTAGATTGGATAGCACGAGATTAGATGCTATTGTGTTGCCGAGACAGGTCGATGTGCTTAGTCCCACTGTAAACTACTATCGTTGGAAATTAGTGTTGAACCCTACCTTAACTGGTGCTAATTGGGCCGGAACCAGTACTTCGGGAACTGTTGAATATGACACAGCCGCAACTGCTATATCGGGTGGAATAGAACTACAGGCTGGCTATGTCAGCAGTAGAGAATTATCAGAGTTAGGAGCAGATGCTTTTGCCTTCCAATTAGGCAGAACACTAGCAGGAGTTAGCGATATAGTCACACTGGCCATGGCAGCAACATCAAACAACGCAGACGTGCTAGCGCAAATAGGCTGGCAAGAGATTACATAAGATAATATCAACACTTAACCAAAACTCTTGACTATTATAAACTACCATGTTAAACTATCAGTTACAACTCAATAAATAATTAACTATGTTATTTGGATTATTCATCTTAGCGGTGGCTTTAAGTATTTCAGCCGTGGCCGCATACTATTCCATAGCTGGACTAACAGCTATTTTTGCCGCGGCTGTAGTGCCTATTATCATTATGGGTGCTGTACTAGAAGTAGGTAAAATTGCCGCTACTGTGTGGCTACACAAATTTTGGCATCGTGCTAACATACAGTTTAAACTTTATCTTGTTCCTGCCATTTTAGTGCTGATGCTGATTACCAGCATGGGTATCTTTGGTTTCTTATCTAAGGCACACATGGATCAAAACATTACGGTAGGCGACAGTGCCGCCCAGGTGCAGATCTTAGATGAAAAGATTAAAACAGAACAGGATAATATCAGCGTAAACAAACGAGCCCTACAACAAATGGATGCGCAGGTAGACCAAATGTTGGGTCGCACCACAGACGACCGGGGTGCTAACCGTGCTGTACAAATACGTAAGAATCAAGCTAAAGAACGTAAATCATTACAAGCAGACATCTCAACTGCACAAAAGAATATATCAGCACTGCAAGCAGAACGTGCTCCTCTAGCCGCGCAGAATCGTAAAATTGAAGCAGAAGTAGGTCCAATCAAATACATAGCCGCACTTATCTACGGTGATAATCCAGATGCCAACTTACTAGAACGTGCTGTACGTTGGGTAATTATCCTACTAGTATTTGTATTTGACCCATTGGCACTTATCCTTATTCTAGCCGCAGAACAAACTCTTATGTGGGCTAGAGAAGACAAGCGTAAGAAAGAAGATGAATACGAACTAGATGATGGTCAGCTTACCGACGAACAATACGAAAAAATTAAGCAAGAAGCTGATGTTGACGATTACATTGCAATGCAAAAGTTCTTTGATGATGGCAAGGAACTAGCTAAGTCAATTGACGACAACGATGGTCGTTTACCTGATAATTATGCTAGCACACAAACATATTTGCATACTCCGTGGGTTTGGCCCGAACGTACTTCAGATGAAGGACTGGTACCTAAACAACAACCAGTTGACGAAGATCCTTTAGACATTCCTATACCAGAAGGTGAAGAAATGTGGGCTCAAGAGGCTATTGATACAGACACTAGTAAACAAGACTTAGACAATGCTATTAGTTTAATTGCAGAAATGCAGGCTAAGTTAGATGTACTACAAGCAGAGCACGATGCTAAACATGTAGAATTAGAAAAAATTAAAGCAGTTGATCCAGTAACCTTAACAGACCATCTGGGTAATCCGATTGCTACATATTATCCACAACCTCAACAGCAGGTAGTAGTACCAGATTTAAGTATCAATGCTGAACTTGATGGCAATAGTGTAAGTGCTGGCTTTGGTACAACCTTTCCAAAAAATCCAACCAAGGGAGATTTGTACCTGAGAGTTGATTATTTGCCAAGTAAATTGTACAAATGGAATGATATCAAATGGATCGAAGTAGATAAAACTACTACAGATGTATATTCATATGATGTAGAATACATTAAACATCTAACTAATAAAATAGCATCTGGCGAGTATGATGTAGATCTACTTACACCGGCAGAGCAAGAACAAATTCAACAGTATATTAAAAATAACCCTCAATAACAACGCATATAAATACATTTCAATAAGGAAGATAGTAATCAATGGCACAACACGATTCAATGGTAAGAGGTAATACAGTTTACGTTAAAAATGATAACGTAGAACAGGCAATGCGCAAATTCAAAAAGAACATACAGGACAGTGGATTAATATTAGATCTACGTGCTCGTGAGTCTTATGAAAAACCAACACTTAAACGCAAACGCAAAGCGGCTGCGGCTAAACAACGTTGGAAAAAGAAATTATCCAGTCAAATGCTTCCAGCAAAACTTTATTAAGAATAATAGGTATTGACTTAGAACTAATAAATAAACTTAGCACCAGGAAAAATATATGGCTAAGTTTAACTTCGATAGAAAATATACATACATTCAAAATAAAAAATGTATTAATCCCCAATGTAATAATCACTTCCCAATAAGAATGATAGGCGATAAAAACAGTGAAGATTACAATCTTCCTGTGACAACAGACAGGCGAAAACTCGCCTGTTCTCGTGAATGTCACAAATATTGGCAAAAATCAATCTCGTGGGAACAACGAGTAGGTGAAGAATTTGCTGCTGAATTTAGGAAAAAGATGAGTGAGTTATCATCTACTAATAATCCTTCGACTTTTCCCGGTGTTGCTGAAAAAATTAGTAAAAGTTTAACGCAATATCTGGCAGAAAATCCCCAAGCCAGGCTTGGCGAAAATAATGGATTTTTCGGACACACTCATTCCGAAGAAACCAAACAACATCTCAGAGAAACCAAACAAGGCAAATGGGCATATACACCTGAGCAAAAAGAAAAGCAAACACAAAATACACCCAAGAAAGAAAATCATCCAAATTGGCTGGGCGGAATATCCAATGGCGAATACGGTTTAGAATTTAATAAAGAATTAAAATATAAAATTAAAGAAGCACATAATCTGACTTGTCAACTATGTAATACTGTAACAGAAGAATTAGATATACATCATATAGATTACAATAAAACAAATAATCTATTAGAAAATCTTATTCCGTTATGTAAAGCCTGCCACGGCAAAACTAATTATAATAGAGAAAAGTGGCAAAAATTGTTGACAAAAAAATAAAGAAGTGTTATACTTTAATGATAAATAGTAATACGAATGCCTATAATAGGGTTCGTAATTAATTTATTCTTGCTTAACTTAAAGGAGAAATATATGACAAGAAAATCACCTGTTCTGGGCATAGACCTTGGAACTACAAATAGTTGCGTCGCAATTCTAGAAAACAACAAATCACGTGTAATTGAAAATAACGAAGGTGCTCGTACTACACCAAGTATCGTTGCCTACGGCGATGAGATTATTGTAGGTGCTAGTGCTAAACGTCAAGCAGTTACCAATCCAAAGAACACAATCTACGCCAGCAAACGACTTATTGGTCGTAAGTTTGACGAACCAGCAGTACAAAAAGACATTGACCTAATGCCCTATACCATTGTTAAAAATGAGAATGGTGATGCGTGGGTAGAAGTAAATGGCAACAAACTAGCACCTCCACAAATTTCAGCAGAAGTATTGCGCAAAATGAAATTGACAGCAGAGGACTATTTAGGTTATGAAGTAACTCAAGCAGTTATCACAGTGCCAGCCTACTTCAACGATAGTCAACGTCAAGCAACTAAAGATGCTGGTCGTATTGCGGGTCTAGAAGTATTGCGTATTATCAATGAACCAACTGCGGCAGCACTAGCATTTGGTTGTGATAAGGGCGATAAAAAAGACCGTAAGATTGCTGTGTACGACCTAGGTGGTGGTACATTTGATATTAGTATCATTGAAATCAGTGATATCGACGGTGAAAAACAATTTGAAGTATTGTCAACTAACGGTGATACATTCTTAGGTGGTGAAGACTTTGACCAACGTGTAATGGAATACTTAGTTGATGAGTTTAAGAAAGAGTCCGGCATTGACTTGAAACAAGACATGCTTGCCTTACAACGCCTTAAAGAATCAGCTGAAAAGGCTAAGATTGAATTGTCAAGTTCAACGCAGACAGATGTAAACTTACCTTACATCACTGCTGATGCTACTGGTCCTAAACACTTGTCAGTTAAACTAACACGTGCTAAGTTTGAAAGTTTAGTTGAAGATTTAATTAAACGTTCAATTGACCCATGTAAAATTGCAGTTAAAGACTCTGGTATTTCAGTCAGCGACATCGATGATGTTATCCTAGTCGGCGGTCAAACACGTATGCCTAAAGTACAAGAAGCTGTTGAAGCATTCTTTGGTAAAGCTCCACGTAAAGACGTTAACCCAGACGAAGCTGTAGCAGTTGGTGCAGCTATCCAAGGTGCAGTATTAGGTGGCGACAAAACTGATGTATTGTTGCTTGACGTAACTCCACTATCATTGGGTATTGAAACAATGGGTGGTATTATGACCAAGTTGATTAAGAAAAATACAACCATCCCAACTAAAGCAAGTCAAGTGTTCTCAACAGCAGAAGACAATCAACCAGCGGTTACTGTTATGGTAGCACAGGGTGAGCGTGAGTTTGTCAAAGACAACAAAGTACTTGGGCAGTTTAATTTGGAAGGCATCGAACCGCAACGTCGTGGTCAACCACAAATTGAAATTACTCTAGACATTGATGCTAATGGTATCTTAAAAGTAAGTGCCAAAGACAAAGCAACCGGCAAAGAAAACAAGATTACTATCAAAGCTAACTCAGGTCTAACCGAAGAAGAAATTGATGCAATGGTACAGGATGCAGAAGTTAATGCTGATGCGGATAAAAAATTGCGTGAATTAGTTGATGCACGTAACCAAGCCGAAGCACAGGTTCACGATGTTAAGAAAACTGTAGAAGAAGCTGGTGACTCGGTAACTGCTGAACAACATACTGCAATCAATGATGCTATTGCCCTAGTCGAAGAAGCCATTAAAGGTGATGATGTAGAAGCAATTACTACAGCAATGACTAAACTAGCAGAACCAGTAGCACCAATCTATCAAGCTAAACAAGCACAAGAGTCGGCAACAGTTGAACCTGGTCAGCAGACAGCAACAGATGCACAAGATGGTGTTGTGGATGCTGAATTTACAGAAGTTAACAAGGAGAGTAAATAATGAAACAAGTTTACACAACCCTTGATATCCCTAGCATCTATAAATTTGCTATTGGCTTCGATGATTTGTTTGCACAACTGCATCACTTAGAGCAACGTGGTAAAGACAGTGGCTATCCACCGTTTAATTTAATTAAACTAAATGAAACTAACTACGCTATTGAATTAGCTGTAGCTGGTTTTCAAGAAAGTGAGTTAGATGTAGAAGTTGAAGACGGTGATTTGGTTATTCGAGGTACCAATCGTGTAGTAGAAGAAGATGCCGGAGAATACATTCATCGTGGCATTGCGGCACGTGACTTTGTCAAACGCATTAAGCTAGCAGAGGGTGTAGAAGTCAACTCGGCACACGTCAAGAATGGTATCCTTACTGTTAAATTGGAACAATTTATACCCGAGCCAGTTAAACAAAAGGTTGCTATTTCCTTCGAAAAGTAGTAATATAGTAATAAGGGTGGAGGAAACTCCACCCATCATTAACAAAACAAATAAAGAGAGAAAATATGGGCAAGTCAATTGCAAAAGTTAAAACAACTCCAAACTTAGCAGTCAAAGAACCTAGTATGTATAAGGTCATTTATATCAATGACAATGTAACAACCATGGAATTTGTTATTGAAAGTTTGCGTGTGGTATTTGATATTGCCGTTGATACTGCAATTGAAATTACACAGACTATCCATGAAGAAGGTAGTGCCACTGTTATCGTATTACCATATGAAATGGCAGAACAAAAAGGTGTTGAAGCAACACAACTTGCTAGAGCAAATGGCTTTCCACTTGTAATTAAACTTGAGCCAGACGCATGATCTTTAATAAAATTAAAGAACTCAAGCAAGAAGGTAAGAAAATTGGTATAACTTTTAGTACGTTTGACATGCTACATGCCGGCCATATAGCTATGTTGAGTGAAGCTAAAAATCACTGTGATTACCTAATTTGTGGCCTACAAACAGATCCAACAATTGATCGTCCTGATACTAAGAATAAACCTATTCAAAGTATTGTAGAACGACAAATACAATTAGCCGCTTGTCGCTACGTAGACGAAGTTGTTACATATCAAACAGAACAAGACCTAATTGACTTATTACTAATTCTACCACTTGATGTACGTGTGTTAGGTGAAGAATACGAGCACAGTGAATTCACAGGCAAAACAGAATGTTTCATGCGCGACATTGATCTAGTGTTTAACGGACGTGATCATAGTTTCTCAAGTTCAAGCCTACGTAAGCGTGTAGCACATGCAGAAACAATTAAACTATTAAAGGACACCCCATAATGGATATAATGCTCGATTTGGAAACGTTATCAACTCGCCCAGAAGCAACTATCTTAACGTTTGGTGCTATTAAATTTAGCCCGTACAATCAAGAACCAATGACAGACGGCATCTACTATCGCATTAATGTGGATGAACAAATTGAGTTAGGTAGTCATGTAGATGAAAACACCGTTGCATGGTGGGGCAACCAAGCAGATGATGTCAGAGAAGAAGCATTGAGTCCTGAGAATCGTATTAGTCTCGAAGAGTTTACACAGAACTTAAATCGTTTCTTAGTGGGTTGTGATAACATCTGGGCACAAGGTCCTGTGTTTGATATTGTTATTTTAGAGAACTTATATAGACGTATGGGCAAACCATGTCCGTGGCAGTTCTGGCAGATTCGTGATAGTCGTACATTGTTAAGTAGTTTGGGTGACCCACGTGAAAAGAATAAAGCGGGCCTACACAATGCTCTGGAAGATGCAGTAAGTCAAGCACAAGCAGTCCAGTATGTGTTTAAACAAGCTGGCATAACGGAGAAACGATAATGGAAATTATCTTTGGTCGTGAAAACGCAGAGAAATTGCGTGAAAAGTATACAGTATTAGATTTAGAAACAGTTGATGTCGCAGGCGCGCCGATGGAAGTGTTTTGCTTAATCCCTGCTGATAAAATTAGTCTCGGTGATATGCCCACACTAGAACAATATACTAAACTACATGCGGAATTTCTCGAAGGTTATAAGAATAAACACTATGACTATTGTCGTCAGTGTATCACTTACCTGATGGGTAAGTTCTCTGGTGAAGTTGATACGTTTTACGAAGAAATACTACGTAGAATTAATCTAGAAGATCCCCCACCGTAATACTATAAGTTAATTATATTAGAGCCCCTGTTAAATAATAATAACCGGGGCTTTCGCATGAATAAACGTATGTTCTGCAATCTTTTAATGGTCGCCATGCTAACTGCTGGTGCTAATATTGTACGAGCTGGCGAAATGGTGCATACATTTAGTAGCCCGGCATTTAGCGGACAGGGCTACGGTGTACATGCCCTTACCATTAAGCAATTAGAAGATCAAGCCAAGGACAAACGTACTGCGGCCGCTGAAGCCATACAGGCCAAAGCAGAATCAGCCGCACTGAATACTCCGCAGGCCCGCTTTATTGCTAACTTAGAATCAAGAATTTATAGTCAACTAGCAAAACAGCTAACTGACAGCATGTTTGGTGAAGGTGCTACCTGTACTACAGCAGGAGTGGTATGCGGTAATATACCAAACCTGGGCGGTAACAGTATCGAGTGGAGTCTAGGCGCAGGTAGCGATAGTGGATTAATTATTATTACTATACAGGATCTGGCTAATGTTGATAATGTAACAACAATGAAAGTGCCAGCAGGGACCTTTTACTTCTAATGAAAAAGTTATTAATTCTTTTATTAGCAGTAACATTAGGCGGATGTGCCACGGGTAGTGTGATTCGTGAAAAAGTCACAGGTGAACAATTTGATAAACCTGAAGTAGTACGTGAAACATACTTTACTAAACCGGAGAATAGAGTATTGCCTCCAGCAGGCGGGCCTATTCCGATAGCAGTTTATAGTTTTTTAGATAAAACTGGACAGCGTAAGAATATACCCAACGTTGCTAGTTTTAGTACAGCGGTAACACAGGGAGCAGAAGCATACCTAATTGGAGCCTTACAAGATGTGGGCGATCAACGTTGGTTTACTGTGCTAGAACGAGTAGGGTTGGATAACTTGATTAAAGAACGTCAGATGATTCGTCAGATGCGTGAACAATATCAAGGACGTGACGCCAAGGCATTACCACCAATGATGTTTGCTGGGGTTATTGTAGAAGGAAGTGTAACAGGCTATGATAGTAACCTGCTTACAGGTGGTAGTGGTATGCGCATACTAGGTATTGGAGCACAAACGCAATACCAAAGTGATACAGTTACAATTACTTTAAGAACAGTAAGCGTTAATACAGGTGAAGTATTAACAACTGTAACAGTTACTAAAACAGTGTTAAGCTACATGGACAAACTTGGTATACTAAAGTTTGTTGAAGAAGGCACAAAAGCCGTTGAAGCTGAAACTGGTATGAGTATAAACGAAAGTGTCAACAAGGCAACTAACCTAGCAGTCAAGGCTGCTGTAATTGCTACTATTCGAGAAGGAGTGCGTAAAGGGCATTGGGCATTTAAGGAAGAGCCTAAGCCTGTAGTACAAACAGATGGTGTGAAATACCCTTTGTTAGAAACAAAAAAATAATAATAGGATTTTAAAAATCCAAGGAGCAACACGATGAAATATAATTTAAAAGCAACAGTAAGTATGATGTTTTTAGCATTGTCAACGTCGGTAATGGCCGCAGGCCCAACAGGTCCTAACCGTGTTTACATTGAACAATTGGGTAACACCAATAATGTTACAATTGAACAAGTTGGCGGTACTAACGATGTTGGTGGTACTGCTGGTAGTGTAGCAGTTGACGCAACAGGTCTAAGTACATTAACAGTAACAGCACCTAGTACTAGTAACTATGCTACAATTAACGGTAGTAATAACGGTGTAACTATAACGCAAACTGGTGATGATAACCAAGCACAGTATAATATTAAGGGTGGTACTAATACCTATACAAGTACTGTAACTGGTGATGGTAATCAAAGTAAACTTACTATTGGTAATACCAACACTAACGGTATGCGCAATACTGTTACTGAGTCAATTACTGGTAGTACTAATATGTTGATTACTAATATTGTTGGCAGTGACAACGCATTATCAACTACTATCGGCGGTGATAATAACCAATTGACCACTACTGTAACTACTAGTAACGCTGATATTACCAACACTATTACTGGTAGTAATAATATATTTAATATACAACAAATTGATGCCGCAGGCAGTGCTGGTCATAGTTTAATCACATCAACTACAGGTGATTTTAACAGTATCACTACACAGCAACAAGGTACAAACGATACTACATTAAATATTAGTACAACCGGCGATCATAACACTATTACTATACGTTCAAGTAGCAGTGCTATAGTAAGCCCAGTATCAGCAATAGTGAGATAGTCAATGAAACTATTGCTTGCAATAGCATGCTTAGTAGCAACTACTAACGCATGGGCAGGCATTGGAACTGTAAGCGATACTAAAGGTACCGCTTGTTCAATAGAGCGTGCTAAACAGACCCTGCCTGGCAACAAAGGTGCGACCATAGAAAGTATGGATACCTATGTTACAGGCGGCTGTGTTAGCAACATCACATTTAAAGATGATACCAAAGTAAAAATAACAGAAAACAGTCGACTAATGATAGACGACTTTGTTTACGATCCTAAAAAATCCGACGCAGGTAAACTAGCTCTTAAAGTAGGTATGGGCACAGTACGTTATGCTTCTGGTCAAATTGCTAAAAACAATCCACAAAAGGTAGATATTAAAACACCCACAGCGTCAATTGCCGTTCGTGGTACAGACTTTAACATGACTGTAGACGAAGCAGGACAGAGTTTAGTTATTCTTGTGCCTAGCTGTAAAGATAGTGAAAAGATTAAAGAATACGAGTTAGAAGAAAACTTGTGTAAAGTGGGCAAGATTGAAGTCAGCACACTTGCTGGCGTAGTTACCCTAGACAAAGCATTTGAAGGTACGTATGTAACCAGCGCCAACATGATGCCTAGTCCGCCAGCTATTATTAACACTATTGAAAGTAAGATTGGTAACAGTCTTATCATCACCCGCCCACCTGAAATTGTCAAGGCCAGTAAAGAAGCTGGTAAAAGTAAACGCGAATTAGAACAAGAAGAACTTGAAGCTATACAGGCCAGTCAACTTGCTCAACGCATAGCCAAAGAAGGTGAAGCCAAGGCTGTAGTGCTACCTTATAGTTTTGACAGTGGCAAGTCAGGATGTAATCCGGCAATCAATGTCTGTGTTAAATGGGAAAATCCAGATGGTGAAAGCATACAGGCTAAAGGTCGAGGCATAGCGTTTCGTCAAAGTGAAGACCACTATGCAGAAGTTAAAACACAGGGCTACGAAAGTAATACGTCAATTGAAATAATTCACGATGATAATATTGCCTCAGCTACTATTGGCTCGGGTGACCCGGGTGGCAATGTAGTGCGTATCAAACAAAATTCTGGAGTGTTAAGACGACAATGAAACGACTCCTTGTAATCTTATTGTTAGTTTGTTCCGATACATGGGCCGCAGGGCTTGCTGGACTTAATTATCAAAACTATGCCGCTGGCGGCGCTATGCCCAGCTATACACAGGATGCTAACGGCAATATTACTAATCGTACACTACTATCTACTGGAACAGTGAATACAGTGGGATTAACCACTAGTAGTGGAGCAGGCTTGCCTACTCGCAGTGATGGCTTTATTGTTCGTTTCTATGGTTACATTAATATCGCAACAGCAGGTACATACTACTTTGGCGGACAAGCCGACGACGGTATACGTATTAAAGTTGATGGTATTTCTGTAGTTGACAGTTGGATTGAAAGTGGCGGAGCATTTAGACAAAGTAGTCCTATTACATTAGCCGCAGGTGTTGTTGCTGTGGAAGTGATGTTTTACGAGAATGGTGGCGGACAGATGGTTAACTTTCAGTGGTATACTCCTGGTGCAACAGTATGGGCTATGGTACCTACAGCGTCGACAGCTACAGATACTACCTATTGGCCGCCTGCGGCTCCTGCACTATGTTGCGGCGGAAGTTCGTCAAGTTTTAATGCTAGTCCATCTAATGTAACAAAAGTACAGTCATACGCCACAAGGAATACCAATGACAGTCAAGTCTACATAGACCAAATTGGTAATGACAATGAGATTACAGTTGATCAAACGGGTACTAAAAATAACTACACAGAATACAATGGTAGTGGTAGTTTCAATACCGTTAATATCTCACAAACTGGTAATAGTTCAACAACAGCAAACTATGTAGAACTAAATGTCAACGGTGATAGTAATACAGTAAATCTAACACAGCAGAGTACAGGCGGTGCTAAAGGTATCTACGCTACAGTTAACGATGACAATAATAATGTCACAGTCTTACAAAAAGACAGTGGTAATGCTTATTTAAACTTAAACTTGAGTGGTGGTAATAAGACAGTGGACATAACTCAACAGGGCAGTGCTAATCACATGGCTGACATTACTCTAAGTGGTGCTGGTGCTAGAAGTTTAAACTTAAATCAGCAAGGTGCAGTACAACAATTTTATAGTATCAATAGTAGTTGTGCTAGTAGTTGTCAAGCTATAACAGTAATACAAGGGCAATAACAGCAGTTAACTCAATAACAGCTATGTTTAAATATAATAATAACAATAATAATAGGGAGCAACAATGAAGAAAATCACGTTGGCATTAATGTTAGCAGGTGTGCTGGGTTTTAATTTAGCACAAGCCGCAAACGGAATATTAATAAACGAATGGGTCAAAGCAGGCGTTAACGAAACAACAGGTACATTTGGTAGTGGCGGTAATACACCACCAGGTCTACAGTATGATGGAACTGGTACAGGTACATTTAATAACAGTTACGATTACTTAACACCAGGTAGTCCATTTGATGGATTTAGTGTTAGAGTAGATGCAACTAGCTCAACGACCTACGTTAATAACAACGCAGGTAACTTGGCACAGATTTCTGGCGCATGGGTAGGCACACCTACATCAGCATCAGCGGTGTGGGCAGGCTCAGTAACTGGTATATTTGATTTACAAAATACCTACAGTTTACCAGCAGGTCAGCAGTACATTGATATCAACACACAGATTACTATGGGAACATCAGCTAGTGTCTTATGGTTTGGTCGTTTTATAGATCCAGACGCACGTGCAGCCGCAGGTGATAGTTCAGCAACAGACAACGTATTAGGTTACGGTGCTATTCCAAGAACAAACGTAGCGTTCTCAGAAGCAACTGTAAGTCGTTATGCTTTGGGTATGTACTCAGCGGCAACTAACGTAGGTGCAGGTATTGCTCAGTGGTCAACTGACCCAGAAGTATATTTTAACAATCACGCAAGTGGTTATGGTTCTTATACTGCTGATACCTACGGCACAGGCGACGACACAATTGGTCTAGGCTTTAAAGTATCCGGTGTAAGTGCAGGTGACATTGTAACGTTCAACTATGCTTATATCTTCGGACCAAGCGCATTTGGCGCTGCAAGCACAGCAGTCGCGGGTGGAGCTGGTGGCGGCACAGCAGGCACTGTTCCGGGTGGTGGTACACTGGTTGACGTGGGTTCAGCAACTGATGCGGCTACCAGCGGCGGAAGCACAACTCCTCCAGCACCAACTGTAACGGGTACTAGCACAGCAACTATCACAATTAGTGATGTTACAGTGGCTAGCGCAACATTACCAGTAGTTACAGCAAGCCTAGCACATCACGAAGCCAGTGAGGCAACAGGTGTACAGACTATTGCCCGTGAAACAACTACTAACGTAACAACTCCAATGGAACGTACTCTAGTAACTAAAGTACGCACAACCAGCACATGGAGTGACAGCACAACTACATTCGTTGATGCAACACCTGTAACTGCGGTAACAGTATCGAATAGCGTAGCAACTTCAGTGGCTAATGCTAGCTTTAGTGGCCGTGTTGATCAATACGAACAACTAGCAGAACTAAACACAGGTATTAACCGTGGCTTAAACTCACAACTATTCCGTAAGGACATGGTTGATGGTAAGGGTTACAGAATGTACATGGGCGCGGCACATTTAGATAGCAGTGCTGGTAATGGGTACGATGCTAAGTCAGACAAGTTCAACATTGGCGTTGAGAAAGACGTTAAAGAGAACTGGACTGTGGGTGCGCAGTTTACTCGTGTTAATACATCATTAACGGGTGTAGATAGTGATAGTAAACAAAACAAAAACCATTATGGTGCTTACAGTATCTTAACTAAAAATGATTGGATTTTAAAAACAGACCTAGGCTTTGCTGATAACAGTCTTAAATCAAATCGCAACGTAGCAGGTTTATTCTACAATGCTAGTTCAACTGATGGTAATGACTGGTGGTTAAGTAATCGTGTTTATACTCCTAGCTTAAAAGGTTTCCGTCCATACGCAGGTTACACATACGGTAAGGATAAACGTGATGCCTACACTGAAACAGGTAGTATACAAAGTGCTAGAACTGTAGCTGGTGTTACAGAAACAAATGACTATGCAGAAGTTGGTGTACGTTATGACAAGACTATTAACAAATTAATATTGTCAGGCGAAGCTGGTGTTTCTAGTGATAGCTACAAAGATATTAAAGGTGAAGTAAGTTACCTAGTTAATCTACGTAGCAGAATTAGTATAACAGCAAGTAGACAAGAACATAAGGACTTGTCAACTAACCAAATTGGTCTGCAAGGTAAGATAGATTTTTAATAAATTGCCCCGAAAGGGGCTTTTTGTTGACTATAAATACTATTATGTATACATGGCGCGAAATTATTATCTTTACTGAAATTATCTTATTCTTCTCTCTTATCTTTGCCATTCCCTATCTAGAACGTGTAATCTAACTAAATCACAAAACTGTAACAAAAATTTAATCATTTTGTAACACTACTGTAATCTTTGTGTGTTTAAATATATATATGACCACAAGATATAAGACCATTTGTATATCCGATTTTCACCTTGGCACTAAAGATGCTAAGGCCGACCTATTAAACAATTTCCTTAAAAATCACACCTGCGAAAATTTATTTTTAGTTGGTGATATTATTGACGGTTGGAAGATACAGCAAAACAAGTGGAAGTGGCATCAAAGCCACACTAATGTCATTCGTCGGATACTAGGCTACAGCAAGCAAGGTTGTAATGTAACCTATGTAACTGGCAACCACGACGAATTCCTTCGTCCGTTGGTAAGTCATGGCTTTAATCTTGGCAATATTCGTATGGTAAATCAAGCAGAGTATCGTAGTATAGATGGTGAGTTGTTTCTAATCACCCACGGCGACTTATTTGATGGCATTACTAGATTAGCACCATGGTTGGGATTTTTAGGTGATAAGGCCTATGACGTGGCTTTATGGTTTAATAATTATTTTAACTTTGCTCGTAGGAAATTAGGATTTGGATACTGGAGTTTAAGCAAGTATCTTAAATCTCGCGTTAAGAAAGCAATGGGATTTGTGTTTAAGTTTGAACTTAACATGTTACAGTATGCTCAGAAACAAGGATATGATGGTGTTATCTGCGGACACATACACACACCCGAAATTAAACACATCAACGGCATGATTTATATGAATGACGGTGACTGGGTTGAAAGTTGTAGTGCCCTAGTAGAAGATTATGAAGGACGCTGGGATATTATATATTGGAATGAAATTAAATAGGAGAAAATGTAAATGACGATTCAACAGATTAAAACGATAATGTATTATGTAGTAATAGCATTTGCTGTAACAATGGCTGGATTAAAACAAGTTCAGGCAGCAGACAAAATGATCAAAATAGATGGCAGCTCAACAGTCTATCCAATATCAGAAGCAGTAGCAGAAGAATTTCAAAAGAAAACAGGCGTTAAAGTAACAGTAGGTGAAAGTGGTACAGGCGGTGGCTTTAAAAAGTTCTGTCGCGGCGAAACTGACATCAGCGATGCTAGTCGTCCTATTTCACAAAAAGAGATGGATGCTTGTAAAGAAGCAGGTGTACAGTACATTGAATTGCCCGTTGCCTATGATGCCTTAACAGTAGTAGTAAACAGCAAGAATGTCTGGGTTAAATCATTTACAGTTGAAGAATTGAAAAAAATATGGGCACCGGGTAGTTCAGTTAAAAACTGGAATCAAGTAAATCCAGCTTATCCGAATCAACCACTACAATTATTTGGCCCAGGTACAGCAAGTGGTACATTTGACTACTTCACCGAAGCTATCAATGGTAAGGCAAAATCCAGTCGCAGCGACTACACACCAAGTGAAGATGACAACGTGTTAGTGCAGGGAGTAGTCGGTAATGCAGGTGGACTTGCATACTTTGGTTATGCTTACTACGAAGAAAACAAAGACAAACTACGTGCAATACCCGTCATAG